TTACACCCGTTGCACCCGTATTGCCAGTTACACCCGTTGCACCCGTATTGCCAGTTACACCCGTTGCACCGACGTTTCCAGCAACACCCGTTGCACCAGTTGCACCATTTGTACCGTTTGATCCAGCAACACCCGTTGCACCAGTCAACCCCGTTGCACCAGTCAAACCCGTTGCTCCAACTGGACCAGTGGCCCCAGTCAAAACGCTAGGATTAGACCAGTTTAAATTTCCGCTACCATCTGTTGTTAATAAGTATCCAGATTGCCCACTGTCTTGCGGAAAATTAAGGGTAACACCACTTAAAACAATGGTTCCAGAAGATATAGTAACAGAAGAAAATGTGGGGGAATCTGCTGAATTTAAATCAAGAATATCTTTAACTTGATTAACGGTTAATACTTCGGCCTGACCATTGCCGCCGCTGACTCTGCCAATGATTCCAGAACTTGGAACATTAATTATAGAATTTGCTGGAAACGCTATTATGGGCATAGTATCTCCTAGAAGTTGTTGGTTCTATAATCAGAATTGTAATACCAATTAACCAAATCGCTTCCTGGAGAGTATGGACCAAGAATCGCCTGACCATGCTGAGAACTTTCCTCGAAAACATAGGCTGTTAAAAGATCTTCATATTTAGATGAAAGATCTTTATATAAAGCCTGTAAAGATCGCGTTACATCTGTTAGATTTATACTAGAAGTTCCATCGCTAATGGTGATAGAATTTAAGGATTGGTTTCTTACCTCTCCTTGAACTATAATAACGGCGGCCTTATATGCGGTCATTACAGAAAAATTTAAATCGCGTCCCTCAATTGGGTCTGGGCTGATTGTGACCCTAGAAATATTAATATCATAATCTTTTGTGATGCCCGTACTGGTATTGACTTCAAACGCCGCGATTGCAACAATTTGACGAATTCTATTGTCAGAATAGTTAGAGGAGGCCATATCTCCGATAAGCCCCCTAACCATTGTAACCAAGTCTATTTGCCACGGCATTTTTAAACCCTCTTATTAAGTGTGTACATATCTCAATACACAAAAATAAAGCCACTCAAATAGAGTCATTCATGTAGTGATCGCGATGGTATTAAAAACACCTTTTTAGAACATCCAATGTATTCTGATTAGAAGACTCATAAAACCCTTTTCCCGTATAAACATTCATAACGTCTTGAAAATACTTTTCATACATCTTACCAACTTTTTCTAATGAGAAGTTTTCCCCAAACCTACGGCAATCTTCGGGCTTGATTTCATCTATTCTTTTTACAGCATTCACAAAGTCACCCATTGTTCGGCATCTAAAGCCGGTTAATCCATGAATATTGTTTTCTGTAAAAGCTCCCCAATCGGTAGTAATAGTTGGAGTTCCAGACAAAAGATTTTCGATTTGAACACCACCAAATGGTTCAATGTACATACTTGGGAGAAAGCTGGCCCTAGCCTCGGACATTAATTTTTTTCTTTTTTCTACATCAGCATATCCAACATATTCAACATGTTTGGGAAGTTGATATCCGGGCTCCATCTGTCCGGCAATAACGAGTTTTGTACCAGTCATTTGCGTAGCTTGAATAGCAGCATTGACTCCTTTACCATCGTATACTCGGCCAAGATAAAGAAAATAATCTTTTTTATTAGCAGAAAATTCAAATTCAGATAAATCAAAGTAATTTGGTATCACCGCCTCATACCAATCCTGCTTACAACTTGTTACATTTTTAAGCCCACAATAAGCATGGTAAATAGCATAAGATTCAAAAACTTTCCATCTGGCCCAATGCCCATCGCCATATCCTATTCCTGGCTCTACTACAATCATATCCTGGTGAGCGTCACACACGGGCTTTACTCCAAATCCCCAAAATGGCAATAGAAAATCAAGCGGCTTTTTTCTTTTTTGTATTTCCTGTATAGCATTTTTATAAAATGTTTGATAGGCGTGATCTTGCATGTTAAACTTAAAAAAGTTTTTTCGCCAGTCGTAATTTCCATACGCTATTTCTAAGTCTTTGTTTGTTGTTACAGTAACATGTTCATCACAAATAAGATTAGAGTCTTGATGACCATAATGAATGATAGTATGGCCAAGAGCCTTCATCATTTTTCCAAATTTTACAACTTTTTGAGTGTAAGCACATGCTACATACTCTTTATTAGAAACCGTATGCGGCAATCCCAATATATGAAACCTAAAACGCATTAGTAATTTCCTTATTTTTGGTAATATACCAACTTACCGTTTTCTATTTTAATTTTCATTGATCTAAATAAATCCTCAATTCTAAATGATTGATAGTATTTTTTGTTGTTTCTTGGTTTTTCTGAGTGCTCTTGAACCAAAAAACCCCGATCATCTATCTCATAGTATTTGATTGGAGTTTTAACAATATTATTGTTTTGCCTTAAGGAAGTAAAAACACAACATTTTTTAAAACCATTTTGTTGAGAAATTTTACCAACTGGCCCATCGCACGCAGATTGAAACACAATTTCCCCAGGAATATTTAATGCGGCTTCAACGTTATATTGAAGAATGGTTTTTTCAAAGGCTTGAACACTGAAGACTTCGTTTAAATCATAAAAAATCCTATAATTAAAGTTTTTATTTTTAGCATAATCTAACACGTATTTAACAACCAAAGGATTAAAAGTGCCAGGATACCAGCCTAAAAATTCTACATTATTTATAGTAGATAGATAATCTATATAGTTAAAAATACTACTAGATAACAAGTTGACATCATCATAGAAAAGCCATTTTATCATAATAATATCATTGATTATTTCATATCTGATAAAGTTATTTGCATTTATAGAATACTTCATATTAAGGCTCAACATCTATTGTAAAGGTGTCTAATAACACATTTGAATTGCTTTGGTTATAAACCGATATAGTTTCCGCATTTTTTGTATTGCCTGTGCCATAACAACAAAAGCTAACCCATTGATTGTTGTTTACACTAAATGTTGTACCAAACTCGCTTACTTGTTGCCATGGAGAAGTTGGAGCGCTAGTTATATTGCCAGTAATTTCACTATTGGATACTTGATAATAAAGCGCGGCATCTGGCGATGTAATAAAGTCGCTTACATTCAAATTAATTGAATTTGATATTCCAGTGATTTGTTTGCTTGTAATAGTTCCAAAAGAATCTCCTATATACCAAGCAATATTACCCCAGTTTACAGCGTCGGGCGTATTGTCTGCTGTAACTGTTGGTGGATGAATATTTAAAACGGCGGGTAGCATTATGTTCCAGTATCTCCACCTAGCACAAAATTATTTGTAGATCTTTGTATTAGCGATACCATAGCCCACTGACCAGCCGTTTTTGTGTGGCTTTGTCTATTATTGATCGTTGTACTTGATGTACTAAAAGTAATTTGTCCAGTTCCAGCTTGTATTACTGTAATAGTAAAACCAACATCCAATCCAGTGGGCACAGTTATAGTAACAGCAGAATTGCTTGTACATATTAATATAATGCCATTATCGCTAGAGCTTAAAGATCTAGATGTTGAGCTTTCTGTAGCTACCATACTAGAACTAGCAATATATTTATCAGAAACGGTTCCACCAACGGTTAATATACTTGTACTAGGATTATATGCCAAAGCTGTTGCAGTTGTATCTATGCTAGGAGTTTGATTGCTTCCGGCAGAGGCTACAAAAACAGGATAAAATGTAGAATTTGTTGTTACTGCCGTGGCGTTAATGGCCGTACCTGGGCCAGTTGCTCCGGTTAATCCGGTTGCTCCGGTTGCTCCACTTAAACCCGAAGCTCCAGAGGCTCCACTAGGGCCAGTTGCCCCCGTAGCTCCAACCGAAGAAGATGATGGAGTCCAAACGGGCTTACCGTCTGGCCCTATGGTATAGATATATCCATTTCTTATGTTGGTCATTTTTGTTATTTACTAAAATATAGAAAAACCTTTGTAAATATAATATAAAAAAAACGGGGCTTTTACACCCCGTTTCGTTTATTAATCAGTTAATAGCTATTTAGTAGCTACCGGCGATTACTCTACGGTTATCAAGAACACCGAATCCTAGCTCGGCCCATCCATAATAACCCTGTCTTTGATGACGGTGTAGAGTTTCGTCTTCGAAAATTTCTACTTGTCTCTTCATTGGCATAATGAAGCTATCATTAGCGGATTGATCCAAACCAACAACAAGTTCAACGTCGCCAGTGGATAGAGTGCCACCAAGATCGCTAATGAAGTAATCTTGATATTCTTGACCATCGCCAATTTCGAACAAGTCGTGTAGATTAACACCCATGATTCTTGTTAGAGCAGCACCATTGTCTGTTGCTACATAAACTTCTCTACGGGATGTGTCGTCTAGCTGGTCGATACCCCAGTTTCTAACGTCTTCGATGCCTTCTGGAGACATATAAACGTCTGTTAGGCGACCCTTGGCTGTAACACTGTTACCACCACCATTTCTACGCATAACAATCTTCATAAGAGATAGAAGTCTCTTTGTGAATTGACCATCTGCGGCATCTGCGTCGTAAACAGAGATGTTTCTATCTACAGCGGCAGCCAATAGTGTGTGCCATCCGTCATCGTTGATTTTCTTAACGAACGATGCTTCTAGAACTTCCATAGCGCGACCAAGAACATTCCAATTTGCTTCGCGAGCATATTTTAGTAGGAAGTCAATAGAGCTAGTTATTCCATATGTATGGATCATAACGTAATCGCTTTCTACCGACTTTTCTGGAATGCGACCGTGGCCTGGATTTGTAAAGGCTACGTGCTCCAACTCTGTTCCTGGAGCTAGAAGATCAAGTGGAAACTCTGGGGAAGCTCCTGGTTCCATAGGCATAGCCTCGAAAATACCAGTAACAACATCGCCATACTGAATACCTTTACGAAGAGGCGCTTCAAGAGCTTTAGCAATTTCTCTTTGAGCAGAGATAGCTACAGCTTTATCTGAATCACCAGATTTTCTGTAAAGGTTTAAAAATTCGTCTGATGGACGTTCTCTTTTAGCCATATTAAAATTCTCCTTTTAATTATTTAATTATTGTTTGCGGGTTACAGGAAGATTGATTTCGCACTTAGCATAACCATCTTGGTCTGGGCTTGATAGCCAAGTACCAATAACTGGCTGAGTTCCCTGTCCAACAAGGTCTGTTTTGGATAGGTTTCCGCTATGAGCTACGAAAACATTGTCACCCGCTGCTGGGGCTGCGCCTTGAATTTTGTTTGTAACAACATAACCCTTGCGAAGAAGAGTAACTTTGCTACCTTTTTGCACTTCGTTCTTGTATTGATTTAGGTGCTGACGAGTAAGGTCAATGTTCACCATATCATTTAGAAGAATACCAAGTGGTACTTTTCCAGAGCCAGTAGCAGCGTATGTAGCAAGAGCAGCGCCTTGATCCATAGCAGCACCAGAGCCACCAGTGCTTAGAGAAGCAACACCACCACGTTCTGCAACTTCGTTCATGAAGAAGCTGATGTCAGTTTGAAATTCGTATCTATCAGGTTTTAAAGCCATTGTAATTCTCCTTGAATATTTATTTAGTTAGGTTTTTTGGTTGTGCTAAGGAAAGAAGAAAACCAGTCGCTAGCAGTTGATCTTAGTTGATCTACTTCTTCGTTTTCATCAGAAGCGTCTTCGTTGAGACTAGCGGCAGCAGAAGAAACTGTTTCTGGCTGGGCTGTTTCAAGAGTTTGAGACGCAACAGTTTCGGACTCTGAATCTTCTGTTGATGCGTATTCTTTTTTATCTTCTTCCATTTTTTTGGCCTTTTTCTTCATTAGAGCAACGACTTGCTCGAATGCTTCGTCTGCCATTGAATCAAAAGAAGCTAGAGTTGTTTCCAGGTCTGCATCTTCTACCCCGGCATCAACCAAAGAAGCTTTACGCTTTTCCATTTTCTCTTTTTTCTTCATTTGCATCATTTCATCTTCCATGCCCTTTTTAGCTAAAGCCAATTGCTCAAGGGCAGCCTTAGCTTCTGCTAGAGTAGCTTGAAGATTTTTAATTTCTTCTTGAAATGCAGCAATAGCTTGATCTTTTTCAACCAGTGCTGATTCAAAAGCAACAAGCTTAGCCTTAGCATCTTCTTGTTCTTTTTTCATTTTTTCATTCATTACTTTTGCTTCCGCAAGCTCAGCTTGTAGCTGATCGTTTGCTTGTGCTTGAACTGTCATATCATTCTCCTTTGGTTCTACTGAAACCGGATCGCTGTTTAAAATAATGCTTTTGGGATTGGCGGGTTTAGATACCAAGCCTTTACCTGAAAAAGATAAATTTCTTAAAACCCTGCCAATTTGATATCCTTCATATTCACCACTTCCACCATAGGATCTAAGGTGTTTCGTTAAGAATGCCGACGCTTCTTGCCTTTTGACAATTTTAACGTTTCCTTCGGCATTTTTTAGAGCGTAATCAAATTCTGGAAATAGACATTCCATAGATACAAACCATTTAGAGCCATCTTTAATCTCTTGAATGATTTTTTGAATACGCATTTTTTGTTCTATATCAGACCAGCTTGTATAAACAACAGCGTTGGTAACAATATTAAATTGTTCTGGCGCTGTCTCTGTGTCGTCTGAAATTATTTCGCCATCAAAATCTACAACATAATTTCCAGTGATATGTCCAATGATATCTTTTTCATTGTGCATAAAATTAAACTGTTTATCTTCTGGTGTTTTCCTAGCCGCCCAGGTATCGAATGGGGTAAAAACATCATCGTTCTTATTCCATCCTGTACTAACAAGTATTGAAGTTAAATAAAATAAGTCTATCTGATCTGGGTTGCTTGAAGCTTTTGCGGCTTCTAGAATAGATGCGATAGACTTTTCGTTTAATTCAAACTTTGAAGTTTCTATGGCGGGAGATAAATACGCGACGGTATTCTGCTCTTTTAAAGCACTAGCTAAACCATCTTCTATTTCTTGTGCGTATATTTTCATATGTTCCCTTTTTAAAAGTATCTACGAGTTTAATACACACAATATTTTATATTGATTGTTTTTTAAGAAAAATTTGCATAACTAACAGCATAAATATATCTCAAGTCTTCTACTGTTGGTTGAGACTGAGTAGAAGCAACAAAATCCCTTTTCATTTGCTCTATTAAGGAAAGAAAAGATTTGGATGGTTTTTGGTTTTTATCTATTGCCGCTTTAACAGTTTCAGCATTGACTTCTTTGAATGGTTCAAGACTAGCCAAAATAGAAAGTTTTAAATATTCTAATTGACTTAATTCTTCTTTGGTTAAACTTCTAATATTTTTCTTTTTAAAATGATCAAGACCAAACTGATTAACAAAATTGGCAATAGATTTTTGAGCGCCAAGAGCCCATAATGCTGTAGCTTCACCGCTTTTTGGTAATACTCTTTTTGTTGCCCTTTTTGTTTTATCCTGGGTTAATAGAGGTCTTCCGCCTTCTGGGTTTGAAGTCTTTTTTGGCTTTGCTGACTGTGGGGCCGCCGATCCAGTTGGTGCTGGTGGTGGAGAATATACCATATTGTCCTTGTTATATGGCAAACCAATACTATCAAAGTATTCCTCAGCACCCAAAACCCCATTTGTAACACCCAATTTAGCCATATCAGATTTATGATTTGGATTATGGAATGGGCTAGCTTTTCTTGGTGTTTCTGGGTCGTTGTTTCTTCCCTTTTCTTCTCTTTTGATTCTCACTCTTTCGATATCCGCATATTCTCCAAATCTTTCAAGAAGTGTTTCTTGGCTAATGATATCTCTGTCTGCAAGTTGAACCATTAAATTCTTCATAGCCGCTTCGTCTGAAAGCACAATAGTATCGTAATGTATTCTCGCTGGTATTGCGAAACCCATTGCCTTTTGTACAATTTCAATTTCTTGCATCCAGAATTGACTCAATATAGTGCGACCATATTCAAGTCTTTCAATTAATGTTTTTAAAGAAACATAATTGTTACTATAACCACCACTAGATCCAGCGATACCGGTTAGAGTTGGCGGAATACCAAGACCAGCATAAATACTTGTAAGAACGGGCTGATATTTTTCAGAACCAAGAAATCTATATACTTGAGAATTACTTTCTTGAAATTTAAGCTCTGGCCCCCAGACTAAATCCATCGTACCGCCACCAACGTTGCTAGCAAGAATATCTCTAAGTTTGTCGATAATAGCTTTTTTAGGAGCTATCTTGTGTTCAAGATCACCAACAGTCCAAAGTCTAATATTGGATATAGCGCCATCAAGCGCGGCCAAGTCTGCTAGCTTCATTTTTTCTAGCATCATAATATCGTCTAGAATGGCATAAATCATTGGATTTGCCCAAAGTAGCCAATCGTCTCTTTTGTAGCTAAAAACTTTCACAGAATTTGTATCAAGCGGTATTTGTTTTTCCCCACTCAATAATTGCTTTCTTAGATCTTCGGCAATTAGCATTTTATTTGGGCCATTTAGTAATCCTTGATATGTACTATTGGTTAAGTTCATAACAAGCTGAAATTGCCCAACGCCGACCTGCTTATAATCCACAGCCAAAGGATTTAAAAATTCATACTGCCATGGAATTTCTCTTTTTGAAATTTTAACAAGTTCTGGATTGATATCGGCAGCGGCAGCTTTTTTTAGTTCGTTTTCTTTTGACTTGTTTATCTTGGCAGTTTTTCTTCTTACTATAACATTGCCGGATCGGTATAGATAATTTAAAAATCTTTCGGATCTTTCTATACCCTTTATTTGATTAAACCAAGCCCTATAAAATTTTTCAATAGTTTTATTAGGATGAACAAGGGTAATACCTTGAGAGGCAAAATCCCCCATTAGATCTATAACATTTCTTACGATACCAACCTTGTCGTAAGCTTCCATGCACATTTTAATAATTCGTTTTTGTCGATATGGAACCTGTTCAGTTGGACGAAAAGCATTGTAATCATACTTTGTAAAAGAGGGGCGAACAGATCTTCCTGGCTGTACGTCTAGATAGGTTCTATCGCGATAGGCAAAGCTTTTTTGAATTCCCCCATAAGCATTTAGTAGCTCTTGAGAATTATTATAAACGTCTGCTTTTTCTTGATCGTTTGCCCAGGTAGAGTACAGTTCGTTTGACATTAGAATTGATCCATAGAATAATTGTATTGATAATAGTATTGCATCAATATCTACACAACACTAATACATTTCTTCCATATTTTCTGTCCACCAAGCTGGGCCAACATAATAATCTCTGGATACTTCTTCGGAGCTAGTAGATTGAGCAAATCCACCGAAGCAAACATAATCTTTAATTGGATCTTCAATCCTTTTTTGACGAGCAGACATGTTAGCCATCAGCAAGGCAGAATATCGGTCTTTTCTTAGTTTTGCCTTTTTACCAACGGATGTTTTACTTTCTGGAGTATCCCACCTTTCTCTACCGGCACCAGTTTGAGTCATAACAATCATAGATAACTCATTTTTTAATTCTTCAATTTCAAGCACGCAGTCTTCAAGAGTATCATAAATTCTATTCTCGGCGCGGTCCTTTTCGGCGGATATGCCGAGGCTAACGGCATCGTACATTGGAAATAACAATGCTTTATCTTCCATATCTTTTCTCATTCCATGATTCGCCTCGGCACACCAGTCGGCCTTGGCAAAATTACACATCTTTAATATATGTAGTCCTGGATTATCATCTGTGTCTTGTTCTTTGTCTGGATCTATAACCGGCCAAATTGGTAGTTCTCCCGGCTTAAGCCTATCTCTGTCGTGTAGAGCTTCCATAACTGCAATACCACCACCCTGAGAATCTAGGGCTATTTCTTTGCATGGAAATTTACCCATAAGACTTCTGATTTTTCTTGCACAGTAAGAATAAAAATCATCTTCTTCTGCCAAGCCTGATTTAACGACTTCTTTGTGCTGTTGTCGTGTAGTAGTCCAACAATAAGCAACCCTTCTGTGGTCTGGGTTGACTTCTAGAACCACAATACTAAAATTATCTACTTCAGAGGCGGGGTCGATGCCAAATATATACTCTTTTTTTGGGTCGCCCCTGAGCATTGGATCAAAGCAGACTTCTCCGCTGGGAAGCTTTATTGGTTTTCGATCTGAAGTAACACAAGATTCAATGAGGCTTCTCTTAAAGAATCCCTGACTATCGGAAGTAAATACAGATCCATACTCCATCTGAAAGATGCCAGAGTGAACAGTGGCCCTGGCTCTAGCAATTTGAGCGTCATCCATAAAGCCGATCGGCAGATGCGTAACAGGAATTCTAAATATTGCATAGTCTTTCCAGTTATTGGTTAAATCGCCAAAAATCTCTTTGAGTCTTTTTTCTTCACCGCGAGTTTCAATAATTTGTTTGTATTTTTTCCAGTAGTCAGAAAAATGATTGAACTCATAATAAGCTGTACCGGCCAATATAATCTGGTTAGACTTGTGAAGTTCGATATCTTCTTGAGCATGGGCACCTAGCGATTCTAAGCCCATTTTTTTGGCAAGCTTTTTCGTTGCCTCCATTTTTACTTTTTCAATAGGAGAAGAAGAAACAGAAGCAAAACCCGCAACAACGTTTTCAAAGATATCTCTTGGAATCGACGCAAATTCGTCGGCTATAATGTCATTGGCACGCTGACCTCTAATTTTTTCGCCATTACCAAGAGGCAAGCACGTAACGGTGCCACCATTGATTCTAAATACACAGCGATCAATATCTCTACTTGGCCCACTGTTATTGTCGCAAAGATCTCTAAGCACCGGAGCATTTTTCCATATCGTCTCCATATACTCAAACACAACTTTAGACTGACGAAACGCCGCCCCAACTACGATAATTTTACGGCGAGGCATAAGAAGGCATCTAAGTAGACAATAGACCGCCATTGTAAAAGATTTGGACATGCCCCGACTACCGATCAACATCGGAAATTTTTTATCCCAAAGCTCTTGCAAGAGTACAAGCTGGAATGGAGCTATTTCTATATTTAATACTTGTTTGCAAGTAAACGCAAAATACTCGGGTTGAGACATCAACCAAGTTAATTTTTCAATGACTTTTTCATTGTCTGTTTCGCCCGAAAACACAAAATCCATTGGATTGAATATTTGATTTTCGTCTACATCTATATTTAGCCAAGCGTCATTCAGTTTTTTTTGTAATAATTTCATGTAATCTCTTCATCAGACTTGCGGCTACAGTGGCCGCGTGAGTGGCATTATCACAAAACAATATCTTGATATTGTATTCAAGCTGATATTCTAGTAAACAACGAAGCATGTATCTTCCGGTGATCATCGTATTGGTTCTTCTAGACATGGGAATAGAAGAATTGTTTGGATACTCCAATAGATCCGTCATGCTAAATTCGCAAATAATAAAAGGGTATTTAAAGTGACTCATTCTTTGCATTTCTGCTTCGAATGGCTTCTTTTTTCTACCTAGATTTCCGGCGACTTCTGTGGGCGTTTTTTTACGCTCTATGCAAATTAAATTTTCAGACCCCTTGAGAGTATAATCACCGGTTCTAAGTGTACCAATTTCCATTCCGGCACAACTATCTCTGGGTGGAAAATCCCAACCTTGTTGTTCTCTGGTATCTTTTATGATTGTATATTTACCGGCCATGAAGTATCTCGTAAAATAAGCTAGCGTAAAAAGTTTCTTTGCCGCGAATTGAATAATGACAACCGCTGCAAAGCGTTATGCAATTCCCAACATCAAACCTAAGTGAACCGGCATCGGCCCACCTTTGAATATGATGAATTTCCAATTTTCTTTTTTTCTTATTACAGAGTCTACAGGTTCTTTTGTCTCGCTTTAAGACTTCGGCCCGTAGCTCTGGATCATCCCTTCTTTGCTTGCTCAATGTCGCTGTCCACCATTTGTTTTACTAGGTCTGTGAACGATGTTTCTGGTTGCCAGCTTAGAGTCTTTCTGATTTTTGAACTATCACCCAATAAAAAGTCAACTTCGGCTGGTCTAAAGAATTTTTGATCAACTACTACATAGTCTTTGTAATCTCCTAGTCCAGCATGATTAAATGCTAGCTCAAGAAATTCTCTGACTGTATGGGTTTCCTGAGTAGAGACAACATAATCATTTGGAGCATCTGCGTGCATCATCGCAATAATAGCCCTTGAATAATCTTTGGCGTGCCCCCAATCGCGCTTGGCGTCCAGGTTTCCTAGTCTTAGCTTTGGAAAATATGTATTTTCAGACAACAAAGAAGAAAATCCGTCATCGGTTATTTTATAATCTTTGTTTTTACTAGCCCAATTCACAAATTCCCCGATCCACTTTGTAATTTTGCGAGTAACAAACTGTTCTCCACGACGAGGCGAATTATGTACAACCCCTTGCCCTATACCAGCATGAAAAGTTCCACTAGATGTTTCTAGATCAAAAAACCACCCATCATAATTAGGAATATCAATAATTTTTTTAATTTCATTACTGCAAAGTTCTAGATGATGAGTATTCGTTGGAGTATACCCATTTTTTATCTTTCTAATAAAGCTCCTACTAATTCCGGTTTGTTTAAAAATTTCTCTTTGTGATAAGCCCTGATTTAAAAGTAATTTAACCTTATTGAATTTAGAAACACCAGATTCGTTACTCGATAATAAATTAATTGAATAATAAAACTGTTGTTTACCATGATCCCATGATTCTTCAACGGTTATGTTATACTTTTGACCAGTAACCTTTGAAACTAAAAATAATAAACCAGCCGCAAGGGTTGCTGAATTTGTTTTAAAATTTTTAAATTTATATTTACAAGGATTTTTCTTTAGACCATCACACGCATTATACCCATTCAAAAAAGCCTCCATGACATCTATAGAAGCGTTTAATATTTTTTGTGGAATCTTTTTATTTTTATGACCAAAAATATTTATATCATCGGTATAAATATCGCAATCTATCGGTGAATCACTATAGCATTTCACTTGACCGATATAGTCACCAGTAAAACCAGAATATGAATCATGATCTAAACAATAGCCATTACACGCAAAACTAGACCATAACTGTTTAAATCTTTGTTTAATCAATGGATCTTTATTAGTAAATCTTGGAATATTCTTATTAAGATTTCCATCTCCCACCATCATACCTAGCCATTCAGCTTGTTCTAAGGAAATATCTTGAATAAACTCTATGTTTGGATACGAGATATTTTTAACTTTATCACCAACTTTTAAATCAGAAGTATTCTTTTCAGAATCATCTTCCATAATACATGGATGACTTCCGGTGGCGGTATACACAAAATTTCTAGCATTAATAATTCTAGGGTTTTTATCTTTTTCATGAGGATATCCAGATACCCAAGAAATATTTACCCATCCAGACTGATCCCATATTTGTATATTTGTACAAGGTTTTCCTTCTTGATATTTTAAATTATTTATATCAAAAACAACACCTGTATGAAAACGTGCTACATCACCTATAGGAAGTATATCAATTTTATTATCTTTTTTAATAATAACAGGCGTTCCATAGGATATAGTTTCATGATTGAATAATATTCCCGAACAAGCAAAAATACCATATGAATCACGATAGTTTCTAACAAGGTGGTGGGCCGCCAACTTTGCAATAGCATAGGGGCTTTGTGGCATAAACGGCGTTTTTTCGTCTTGGAATTTAAATTCTTCACAATCAAAACACCCAACTTCAATAGAGTCAATATTTAATCTGTCAAATTGCTTTGTGGGTCTGTAAATACTAGAAAAATTTTTTCCAAACATTTCGGATGAACTGGCCTGATAAAATCTAGTGGCAGGAGAAATTGTTCTGATTGCCTCTAGTATATTTAAACATCCACCGGCAGTAACGTCCCATGTTAGGGCGGGTTGTTGAAAGCTTGTCGCAACGTGTGACTGGGCCGCCATATTATATACATGAACTGGCTTGTATTTGTTTAATAGGCTAGCAATACAGAAACAATCGGTTACATCGCCCTCTACCAATTCAAAATTAGGATTTTCTAGTAGCTCAGAAAGTCTCTGTGTATTGTTTGTACTTGATCTCCTGGAAACGCCAATGACACGATACCCACGCTCGATCAAAAGTTCGGCAAGATACGATCCGGTTTGACCCGTTGCTCCAAAAACTAAAACATTGTCCATCCTTTATTCTCCTAAAACTGATTCACTGTTTAAAAGTGGCCTGTCGATATTGTTGTCTTCGTATGTTATTTCTTCGTATAGCCGCTGCCTTTCTTTCTCGGCGGCCAATCTCATTTTTTCCATTTCTACGCCTACAGTGCGACGAAAATCCATGTTGGTAGTTAATTTGGTGATAAGCGCCGCAAAAGTTTCTTTACTGTCTTCGA